GCGTAGGTCGCAGCGATGGGGTACTGCCGTAGACCTGTGTCCAGCCACGCTGTGCGGCCTAGGTATCCGTAGTACCAAGCGTTATCAAGATAGTTGTAGATTACATACGTGTCGATGGTCGTAGAGTTATTAGAGCAGTAGAACCACCATACCTCGTTAAACCCTTCGTTTGTACCAGAGTAAACTTGATAGGCTTGATCTAGGTTAATGTTGTTAAAGATGAATAAATTTAAGTCACAGTTCAACGTTTGAACAGTACCGTTGTAGGTAAAGAACTTACCATTTCCCATCCAGTACACAACACCAGACGCCAGCGATACCGCATTAGGTCCGAGGATAGACGTATTAGATCCAACAAGGTTAGATCCCCACACAGCGGGCGGGCCTAAATATTGGAGCGAGTACACGGCTGAATCCGTAAACACCACAATCTCTTGGCGGTTCTGGATCGATCCTACAATCGTAGATCCGTGGGATAGGTTTACGCTTCCTGCTTGGTTCGTAACCTTGGGCGTCCACATGGTCGTAGACTCTTGGTCAGACCAGCGGATTAACATAGGACTCAACGTTGTAGAGCCGTAATCATTACATCCTAAAGCTAAGACAAAACGTGACGCATCCGAAATCACAATGTTGTTTTGTACGATAGGCACATCCGATGCACCATACGCTTCTGCAAGGTTGTATGCCTTGTTGTAGATCGATGCTTCGTTCTTGGCTTCCCAGATGTACATGCCTCCACCGCGTGGGCCGAAGACAAGGTTCTCGCCAAAGTTAGACTGTGACCAAAGCTGAAGCTGTTGAATGTTACCCGCGCCGTTCCCCCATGTACCTTGGCTCCAAGGCCCAGAACCCCATCCTGTCGGGGGTAAAGATACGGCGTTACCTGTGTTGATCTCATACTGTACATACGCTGTAAGAGCCTGTGTGCCGCTACCAGATGCATAAGTAGATGCGGTAATCTGCCAAGAGTTTTTAAGCGCCAGCGTGATCTCATACACGCCGCTCAAGGTCACACCGTTATAGGTAATCGCATCGTTAAAGTATACAAAGTCATTCGTGTTGCACCCGTTTAGTGCAGCACCAATCGTGACAGTCTTACTCCCTGCTACGGTCGTAATAGATTGGATTGGAAAGTAATAGGTGAAGTAAGTAAGAGTAAAGTTTCCACCACCAGAGCCTGAGCTTGTAGCGTTATCTGCAACCTCGATCGTAAAGTTATCCGCATCGATCCGGGTAACGGTGAACTGCTTGTTTAAATCCGCAACAGGAATACCGTTGACAGGATTGGCAACGCCGTAGATGTTTACAATGTCATCAGTAAAAAGATTGATACCGGTAGACGTGATAGTCACGACCTTAAAACCGTTCACAGTGGTCATGGCATCAGTCAGACTTAACGTACCTGTCTGATACCGTAACGGAGTGATGTCAAAGAATCCACCACCCTGCTCGACGTAGAACTTAAGATTGGTCCCTACGCCTAGGAGATTCTCACCATACAGCGTAACCCAGTTCCATAAGGATCGGCATATGCCTAGAAAGGTCGAAGGGGAAACCTGTTCCCACCCACCTATCTTTTCCGGTAGTCCCTGACGGAACCTGACCTTATCGCAATCGTACCAACCGCCCTCGGTAACGTAACGGGTATTCTCTTGGTTAACACCCGGTTTGAACGTTATCTTTTTCTGGGGCATGGCGCACCTATGCTAGTTTGTATGCCCGCGTTCCTGCCTTATCAATAATCAGCGCCTGACCACGAGGCTGTTCTACTTCGCGGTTCGGTATAGAAACGTGGGTCCAGCGATCGAATTCTCGGATCACTTGATCAAAAGGTAATCCTGAGTTGATTATAGCTTGAACCACTTGGTCTGGTGTCATTCCCGGTACACGAATGTCAGCCGCACACCCTATGCGATGCTGGCTCGTGTCCTTGCTTCCGACCGCATCGTTCACCTGTTTGCAGCGGAAAGCAGAATTCACCATGATGGGTTTTCCGCCAAGAAGTACTTTTAATTTCTCCAGAAACTCTGCCAAGCGCTGTAGGTTCGCAAGCTCTTCTGCATTAGGAGTATTGTCAAACTCCCGATGATCAGTGAATGTAAGCTCCTCTAGCGAGAAGTGTGGGGATAACTGAGTCATTCTTTATTTTCATTCATCTTGGCACGGATAACAGCGTCCTTCGCCTGTGATCCAGCGCTTGATCCAAAATAAAAAGCCACGATTCCAGTCCATGCCGCACCTAAAGATCCAAGCATGATATCAACCTCAGCAGCTTGTTCTATCTTGCCTGACATTAATCCTACCAGTATTCCGAAGAATCCCAGAGTAACCGATATTGCGAGAAAAGAAGGAACCCATGACTTTATTTCTTTCTGCATCTCTCTAGCAGAAGCACGATCCTCATTCCCCAGCTTGGCAAAGTCCAGACCTAGTTCTTGAGCTTTCGCTTTTAATGCAAGTTCCGCCTGTTGAATAGCAGCAACTTGATCGCCTGTTAACTTCCCAGACTCAATCGTCTTTTGTACATCATCTCCAGAAACGCCCAGCGCTGTTTCCAAAGCACCGACTGCCATGCCAGCAACAGGACTACCTAGAGCTGAGGCTACCGTAGGGGCAAGCTTCTCAAGGGTATCAATCCAATCAGCCATCTTTTCTTCCCGCTAGTAAGGACACTACAACTGCAATTAGCTGCAAGGTCCACTGGGTTGTATCACCCGTTTGCTCACACGGTACTACATCAAAGTTGCATACTGCACCAACGGTCCCTGATATAGCCACTATATAAACTAGCAGCCATATCAGGATCGTTTCATGGTCCATTAAGCCTGACTAGAAGTCAGTGCAGGTTGCTCTTTCCAAGCCTTGGTTGCTTCATCCCAAGAGTACACCTTGCCATCTGTAGGCATCGCTACAGGTGCAGCCCAAGCCCAATTGGTTGCAGCAGAGATAGTCCATGAGGGGAAAGGTTGAGCAGGATAGAACACGTCGTTGGCTGGATCGTAGGTATATCCAATGCCAGCATAGTTGCCACGCAATGGAGTACCGCCACCGGTGTGTTTGTTAGCTTGGGTATTGTAGGAAGTTCTCTTCCAAGTACCGCCGAACAAACGCTCGCAGAATGCTTCACCAATAGATTCTTTCTCTACACCGTCAGCACTGGAGGTGTCTTTGGTGTCAACTACGATAACTTGAGTAACTTTGTTGTTGCTGTCGATCTGTGCAAAATGTGCCATGTTAGCTCCTAGAGATGTAGGCCAGTGAGTTCCATATCGTTCCCAATGTAACCACTCAGGAACGTGTTAAAAGAAATAGAGATACGTGTTTCGTCCGTCTGAACTGTTTGAACCATATGGGTTAAATGAGATGGGAACAACACAAGTTGTCCTGTCTTAACACCTAACCACCATGACTCAGAATTGTACAGGTTGAAGTTCTCAGTCGGAACCTTAATCTGTTGGTATCCATTCTTGTAGAAATGAATCTTGTCGATATCCTCTTGCGCTTGAACGTAGAACACGCCTGAGATAAAACTGTTTGGATGCTCATGCTTGTGATGCCATTGACCTTTCTGAGTGAAGTTCGCCCACGCCTGTGTGACATAGGGTTGGACTTCATTCTTAGGCGCATAAACTTCCTTGAAGTATTCTGCAAGCGACTCCTCACAGAATCGCGCAATCTCAGCAACTTCGGGACAATCAAACAAGTTGTTGTTCACGCTTGTCATGTTTCCGTCGTTGTTACGCTGCTCAAGGTTCTTAATAAAATTCAGTTCTACTTCTGTTAGGTCTGTACCGAAGTCAAAAAAGCTAACCGCAGTTGGGAATAAGTTATGTGTGATCACGCAGCGGTCGCCTTTTCAAAGTCTTCTTCTTGTTTACGTAAAGTTGCAAGTTGTTCTGGAGTCCATAGCGTTGGGATCGAGTCCTCGAACGCCATGATCTTTTCCATTACATCGTTGACTTCTTCTGGGCTTGGCTGGGGACGGGGGTCATCCCATTTGGTAAACCCCATCCCGTTGTATTCCCACTTTGCACCGGGGCGTAGAAGTTCTACAGCCACGTTGATCCCATACAATTTATACAAACGACCTCTCATGTTTATCTCCGTAAGATAATTAGTTGTGAAACTTAAGTATTACGATACCGCTACCACCACTTGTTCCGTTAGTTGCCCCACCTGATCCGCCTCCGCCTCCTCCTGTACCAGCAGTACCCGATGGAGGAAAAGTTCCCGGACCATAAGGCGCAGGAGAGGACCCTCCCTGACCGCCCCCGCCGCTTCCGCCAGATCCGCCAGAGGATGGATAACCTGAATTAGCTGATCCCGATCCGCCTCCACCGCCCCCAGCATATGTTACCGATGAACCAGATATGGAAGACAACGTTCCTGCTCCACCATTTCCAGCTTGATTGGTTCCAAAAGGACCTGAGCTACCTGCTGCACTAGCTCCGCCTCCACCGCCAGCTGCCCATCCATTTGCGCCTGGAACTCCTGTTCCTCCCGAATTTCCCTGACTAGGTGAGGTAGAGGGAGTATTTCCTGCTCCTCCTGTTGCGCCAATACCACCAGAACCGCTACCGCCAGCAGTACCGCTAGTTGGGTAACTGTTGTTATTTGCGCCTCCACCACCAGCAGAAGTTATGGTTGTAAACGGAGCAGGTCCTGAAATAGACGAGTTACCTCCAGATGCTCCCGGCGTGTTTCCACCTGTATATGCAGTGCCGGATCCACCACCACCAACAGTTACGTTAATAGTTGTACCTGCGGTTACAGATACGTTTGTCCCTGTCAGAAAACCTCCTGCACCACCTCCACCACTTCCACCCGGTCCTGAATTACCCGCCGCCGTTCCACCCCCACCTGCGACTACCAAGTAGTCTACAAGCGTCACACCCGTAGGTACTACGACTGAACTTGAACCGTAGAAGGTGAGTGTTTGAGCACCCTGTGTTGGGGATAGCTGAAGGATAACGATACCGGAACCGCCTGAACCGCCGACAAGTGCGCCACCACCACTACCGCCGCCACCACCTCCACCACCACCAGTGTTAACTTTTCCAGAAACTCCAAGAACATTATCGCCACCACCAGAACCGCCGCCACCAAGAGTTGATGGACTTCCAATATTTCCACCCCCACCACCACCTCCGGCGTAGTACACAGTTGCCCCAACAATCGTAGATGCTGCACCAGATCCACCGCTTCCTGCGGCTCCGGATGAGCCAAATCCGGCTTGACCTGCTAATCCTGCGCCGCCCCCACCGCCGGCTCCCGGACCTGAGCCTCCGGCGCCACCGCTATTTCCTTGCGCGGGCGTTGTACTAGGAGTATTTCCAGATCCCCCTGACGTTGAAGTAATACCAAATCCTCCGCCTCCGCCAGAACCTCCTGAACCGCCGTTTGCTGGCGCACCTCCGCCATAACCACCGCCAGCGGCAGAGATTGTAGAAAATGAAGAAGCCGTACCCGATGAACCATTTGGATATGGACTTGAGCCTGTAGGCGAACCTGCTCCTCCACTACCAACAACGATGGGATAGGTAGTTCCAGCAGATACAGAGAAGAAGTTACCCTGCAAGAAACCACCTGCACCACCTCCACCTCCATTATTACCACCACCTCCACCACCACCTACGACTAGGTAGTTAACTGAGGACACGCCTGTAGGCATGGTTAGTGAGGCTGAACCTGTAAAGGTAATAGTCTGTGTGCCTGTTGGGGGTGCAAAGGATACGATAACAATACCAGAGCCGCCTGAACCGCCCATGTAGCCATTTGCTCCACCTCCACCACCTCCACCTGTGTTAGCCGTTCCACTCCCACCAACAGATGATCCAGATCCGCTTCCACCCCCACCAACTCCACCAATTCC